CCCAGTGGGCGGTGCCGGGTTTCCTTGGATGCCACGACGGGCTTGAGCAGGCCCTGCACGCCTGCGATGGTGACGGGCACGCCGACAGCAGCCCACTTGGCAATGGGTGGTGATGGCGCGACGAACGAAACGGCCACGTCACCAGAGGCAGGGATGCGCTCACCGACGAGGCGAGCTTGGACAGGGAGGCCGCCTTGACGACCGGCGATTTCCATTGATGTCTGGCCGCCATTGCCCCGGTTGACGATTCGGCGCCCATCGGCTAGGGCAGTGGCGAGACGGGAGGCGAGCGCTTGGGTCATGGAATCGCCCCACTGCACGATGGGGCTGCCCTGGGCTGGGGCCGGGGCAGGCTGGGGGGCCGGGGCTGGTGCTGGCTGCGGCGCTGGGGCTGGCTGGGGGGCCGGGGCTGGTGCTGGCTGCGGCGCTGGGGCTGGTGCAGGCGCTGGAGCCGGAGCCGGAGCGCCGCCGAACACAGGCACCCCACCGCGCCAGTCCACCGACAGGCCGCCGCTGGGAAGTTTTACCTTGAGCTGCCGGTCGATCAGGCTGAGCGGGCCGGATTGGATGACGGCAGCGCTGCGCATGGCCTGGACCTGGCCGTTCACCTCCAGGCGAGGGAATGATTCGATGATTTGACTGGCCGGGTTGAATGCCCCCCAGGTGGCGGCGATGGTTTGGCCGCGAACGTTCCTGTAGGTAACGGACGGCCCTGCCAGATTCACTGACAGCGGAGCAGCCAGCACAGCAGCACGGAACGCAGCGAAGGTGGCAAACTCAGCCGCCGATGCCACGTCCATGATCACGACGTTCTGTGCGCCAGAACTGTGGAGAACGTGCATGTCGGGGAACTCACCAGAGATCAGCTCCGACGCCCCCCAGGCGCGGATGGCGACGTAGGTGGAGCCTTCCCTCAGGAAGTGCCAGCCGTTGGCCTGCACCGCCTCGTCGAGGCCCTTGGGCCAGCGAATCCAGGCCTGCTGGATCATCGGGCCCCGGTAGGTCTCCCACGTCCTGTCTGTGCGGCCCTTGAACGGATCGGTGACGGGGATGCTGAACAGCGAGATCAGCGTGGATTCGTGCTGCGCGTTCTGCTGGAACGGTGAGCTGCGGCTGAGCCAGGCGTACTGGCCAGAGGCAGTGCGCCAGTACGGGTGGGTGCAGACAATCTCGGCCAGAGGCTTACTGGTCCTGAGCAGCACCTGATGCCCGCAGCGTTCACTGAGGCCCCGGCCACGGGCTGGCACCGGGCTGTTGATGTTGGCGACGAAATTCCCTGAGCCGATGGCGTAGTCCTGATGGCGGTAAACAGTGCGCTCGGTGTAGGCGGCATCACCACGGGCGAACTCGCCAAACCCTGCAGCGGATCCGCGCAGGCTGAACGGCAGGATCCCCTTGCCTGCCGCCAGGTCGGCCAGCACTGCAGGCGGTCGCCAGGCGGAAATTGCAGAGCAGACGGCATAGTGCCGCGATTCCTCGAACGAGTTGAGCGACGGAAACCGCATCGGCGGGCGGTCGCTCACTGGCATCAGTTCAGCCCACCACAGCCAATGCACCGCCTTGAGGTGGGTGTTCAGGATCGTGTTGCGCTGCGGTTCGATGTTGCGGTAGGGGCCAGGCCGGTTGTACGGGGCGATGGTGTTGCCGTGAAAGAAGTTCGCCGCCATGTCTGCAGCGTGATAGGTGAGCACGGCATCAGCAGCAGCCTTGAGTTCAGGGTCGGTTGTGCATGAATACAACGCCTGCAGCGGATACAGATGGACCGGCAGATAATTAGGGGAGAGGTGTTCGTTATAAGCCTTGTCGTAATAGCTGCGCAGCGTTGCAAGGATGCGTTGTTTCACCACAGCGCCAAACTCAGCACTCGTCATGCGGCGGCGGGTGATTGCGTCATACCATCCCGTCTCACTGGGCCAGAGCTGGGCGAACAGCGACGCGCCAACGTACTTGATCAAAAAGTGATTCTCGGTGCCATGGCTGAGCAGGCCGCTGACGGTTTTCAGCTTGGCCGCCAGCGTGGCCCGCTGCTCAGGTGTGAACCGATCCCAGTGTTTGCAGAGAATCCAGCCAGCGCCTGCAGGCATGAACGACTCGTTGAACCGATACTGCGTGCTGGTCAGCAGCGCCATGAACCGGGCAACAGGCGCCGGATCAGCAGGGTTCAGCGTCAGCCGGGCCAGGGTATCTGCCCAACCAAACTTCTGCGCAGTCGGGCCGTTCGGTGGACTGCTGCCGAGCGTGACATTGCGATAAGTTGAGATCATCCACGCGGCGCGTGTTTCGATGGCGGACATTGGATGATCGTGGTGGTTGTCTATAGTTTACCGGGCTCTCATGGCTGGATCACATCAAACAGCACGACGTAGACCGGCAGCGCTGCAATCGCCGTAATCCAAACAGGAACCTGTAACGCTGCAGCGAACATTCCTACCGTCCACGGGGCGGAAAGGACGATCAGCAGGATCAGGGCACTTCTTCCCATGCTTCGTCCTCGGGCGTGGCTGGGTCGTCGGCCTTAAACCGGCCCCGTTCGTCCTTGGCGCGGCGCACCACTACGGCATCCTGCGCGGGTTCGGGCTGCCTGCCGGGCGCTGCTGGGGGCTGGGGGCGATCCTCGACCACTTCGGGGATGATCGGGCGGCCTGCATGATCGGGGCGCTTGCTGAGGCGCTCGGCGCCCTGCTGGCGGAGGGCGGGGAATTTTTGGGCTGCCCTGAGGTACGGGCTGGTCATTGGGCCATAGCCTCCAGGGTGGCGGAATCAGGGGCCTGGGTGGGGCCGCCGAGAAACACGCGGGATGGACTGTTCACCACCACTAGGTACTGGTCCCACGCCTCAGGGGCTAGGCCGATGGTGTTCACATGCCAGCCGGTGAGCGCAACGGGCGGAGTGATGACTTCGCCATCGGGGCCGTATTCGCCGCCCTCGTAGATGGTGCCAACCTCATCGAGGGCATGGGTGTGGCTGCTGGTGATCAGCTCGCCGTCTTCGTTGACCAGGCCCTCGGCGGCGGCGAGGGTGCGGAATTGGTTGCGGGTGGGGAAGCGGAAACAGTACATAGTTAGAGGGTTATATTTTGCAGCGTGGAGTTGGGGAGGCGTTGGGGCCAGTAGGTGAGGCGGCGGATGGTGCCGTTCAGCCCGCCGCTGGCCGAATTGACGTAAGCGCCAATATCCATTCGTGAATAGGCACCTAGGCTTGCAGCCGCAAAGGAGGATGGCGATGCCCCGTTGTACGAAACCGCGCAATCATTTGAATACGCTGCCGCTGCTCGCCTAACTAAAGTGTTTACCGAAGGATTGACAACACCTTGAAGAGTGCCTGAGGACACGATGGCATAATTTCCGGTTGCGGGGAAATCAAAGCCAAGCTGTAGCCTTGTCGTTGTAACCCCTGTTGACATTGTTAGGAACCATGCAGATGCGGTGTGGTTTAGGTCACTCCTGCGGCCATCTACATAGATTGTTCCCTCTGTCTGATTGTAAAACCCACTAAACGCACTGCCCGTGATACTCGCCACATCTGCGCTGCGGGTGACGGCTGTGGCGGATGTTGGAATTACGCTCGTGGCAAAAGCGCCCTGCTCTAACTGGGGGAGGCCGATGCGGAGGGTGATGTCGATGGCGGCACCGGATGATGCGGTAACTCGTATGTCGGTGGTTACGCGAGCAGTGGTGGCACCGCCGTCCAAGGCTTTGACGTAGGAATATCGCTGCTGGGCCAGGGGGGCGCCTGATGGGGTGATGCCGGCGAGCCCAAAAGCAACGAATGCGCCCGCTGATGTTCGTTCAGTTATCGAGATTGATAGCGCCGAGATGTTGGCAAGGCTTCCGCCAACAACCTTAACGAACCATGATCCTGCCCACGTTTGCCCGTTGGACGCAACAATTTGCGTTTGCTGATCAGGCGTTGCAAGCACTGCATTGGCAAGGGCAGATGTCAGGGTGCCTTGCCAGCGAATATCAACGTAATTAATACCATCCTCCACTCCAGTTCCAACGACAGTACGAGTCAAGTCCTGCGAGCTGCCCAGCCCATCCCAATTCGTCGGCAGCGTCCCCGGCGTACCAGCCACCGCACCCACCATCGTGTTGTTGCGGATGCTGTTGGCCCTCTGCTCCTCCACCAACAACCCCAAGCTCTCCAGCGTCACCGGGTCGTGGGTGAACCTCGGCACGTTCGCCGCAACAATCTCGATCTGACCAGCGCTGTTCACGAACGTTCCGTCGCTCGCCCTAGTGAACGTGATCAGTTGCTGCCCGCTGACCGCATCGACCAGCGATTTCGACTCAGCGAAGCGCAGGTCCAGGGATGGCACAGCACGGGCGCGGCGCCAGAGGTCGTTCTTGGCCCACGAAGGAACCGCAATCGCTCCTCTTAGGCTAGGAATGGCTATACTCATGCCGTCACCTCCCCGGAAAGGATATAAGCATCAGTGCCAATGGGAAGTAGGGTTGCCACCGCATACCGATAGGCAGTGCGAGTTGCGTTTAGCGCTGCGTTGATCGTCACCCCAGAAGCACCAGAGGCAATCACTTGCCCAGAACCAGTCTGGACAAACATGCAATCAAAGGTTGGCGTGAGTCCAGTGGGCACTGTGACGGTTACGTTGGAATTACTGGTAAAACACAGGATCTTGCTGCGGTCAGCTTCTGACAGTGCGTAACTGGTGCCAGAAATCGTGGCGAAACTGCTTGCGCCTGCAGCGCCTTGCACGCCAGGCAGCGCAACATTAACCTCGGTCTCCCCAGTTTCAATGATCGCTACAACTGCTTGCTGGAAACTCATGATCAATTCCTAGAGAACGTCCGTTGAACTGTTGCATCGCCTGAAAGCCAGTAATACCTTTCTCCTCCCGCGCTTGTCAGGCTTACATCATAAGAATAAGAACCCTGGCCAAGCCCAGAAGAAACAGCAGGAGCCATGCTCATTAGGATTTCACCGTTGGCCGCGTCCGTAATTGAGCAAGCAAAAGTTGCCACTTGCTGCTCGGTAATGGGATTGTAAAGGTCGGCATCAATAATATAGCCATTAAGATCAATGGGTTTGGCAACATAAAACTGCCCAGAAGCAGTGCCACTTACATTCAGCTCGGTTCCACTAATAGTGGACGCAACCTTGAAAGCGCTTGAGCTAAGCCCTGACGCAATCACAAAGTAAACGCGATTCAATTCCAGCCCGCAAGGCAATACAACATCTCCTGTCCCAATGGAATCCGCTGTAAATACCACTCGATCATTCGCCACGAGCTTGTGACAAGCCTTGGAAAAAGTAACGCCAGAGCCACTAACGGTAACAGCAGTTAAGTCTTGTCGCTCGTTAGTCACACGAAGAGCAGCCTTCCAAGTGGAGTTCTGGAGGATGGTAATGTCGTAACTGGCTGGGTAGATCATGCAAGGCCCACCTCTAACGTGCTCATGCGCACTTGATAGGCAGTGCCACTGGCTGGCGTATATGCTCCTCTTGTCTCCAGCTCCGCAAAGATAGATGTTTGCCCGCTTGCCAACTTCAATTGACGACCAATGTAGTCCACTTGCGCGAAGAGCACGTCTCCCATGTCGATGGGCGTGGGAAAGTCAACATAGCCCATGTAGGCATTAATCTCTCCGCTTGCCACGTTGAACACTGCATTGTCGGCAACTGCACTGGGGCTGCTATTGAACAAATGCAATCGGAATCCTGCCATTCCCGATGGCACAACAGTTTTGCCAATCAGCAAAGAAGCACTTTGGGCTAACACTGAACCGCCACTAGGGCCAATTCCGCTGAAAGTGTGAATGGCAGAAGTCGCCCCACCAACCACGTCACCAGCAGTATATCCAGACGCATTGCCGGGACGATTGAAGCTCACCACTGAACGATATGCCCTGCCGTCTACACTGATGCTGGCTCCGTCTACATCTCCCCCCAGGAGTACGGCTTGGTACTGCTCACCATTGACAACTCTCTGGGCCATAATCAGCAAGCTCCTATCTTTTTATCTTAGTGGCAAAAGCTATGGAGAGACGATTGCCTCTAGCGCTGCCACTCTTTGTTCTAAGAGCGTAAGTCTGTCTGTTGGCTCCCAGCGGTTAACAGAAGCGTTCCAAGCAAGAGCATCGCCGTCGTCTTTTGAGCCATTGGCTTCCACGTCGTGCAAGTCTTGAAGTCGCCTACCAGTGTCCCAGCGAACAAAAATGACGCCATTATTAGCTGCATTGACGACAGCAGCCACTGCCAGTTTCAAATTGGGAGCTTGCGGCTCCGTCTTCGTGAAGCCACCAGGAACGCTTGGGTTGCACCACAGAATGTCGCCGTCAACATAGCTATTAGTGTTGATGCCGCGAATCTTTCCAAACACTGTCACATAGCCATCGCCAGCCCCGCCAATCTCTTGGTCTGTTACGCCGAAAAAGACATAGCCAGGCAGCGTGCCATCTGCAATCATCGGTGCCACTTTAATGCGCCCACTGTTACCAACAGCTCCAGCAAACCTTACTGCCGTCCCCTTGGGAATAGGGACCGTATTGCTATTGTTGCGGCACCGCACCATCGTCTCTTGACCAATGTAGTTGCTAATGCCCCCTTTCCCTAGTTCAAGAGTGCCTTCGTCTGCGTTCCAAGTAATCTCGCCATTACCTACGGCCTCACCTGCCGTTAGGTCAAAACGCAGCTTATCAACGATGGGCTGATCCGTCCATTCGCTGTCATAATCCTGGCTTGAGCTTTTGACCAGCAGATCATTGGTGTTGCCGCCAGGCGCCATTCCAGGCGCCATTCCAGGCTGCCACACCTCTAAAGCAACGGGGGACGATGGGGAAACAACAAGGCTAGGTTGTTCCTCTCCAACAACCACTTGCGTTTGTTGCGTGGTTACTGTTACTTGCGTCATAGTCAGCGCCCCGTCAAGCCAGGGTTCCAAAAGGCTGTGCCTTCCAGAAGGTAAAACTTGTCCCCACTGGGCTTTGTCACTAAAATGTCATAGCGCCCTTGTTCTGTGATGCCACTGGTTACGGAAGCTGCCAGTCGGATCTTAAACATGCCGCTCGCTTGCACTGTCCACGGCAAGTCAAAAGTGGCAATTTTAGTCGTGCCTGTTCGGTTCCATAGAGTGCCGCTAGTGGTGTAGCCGCTCATGTTAACAGGCGAGCCAGTGCTGTCCTTGTACTGAACGGGCAGATCGAAAGTGGCCCCTTGGTAGATAACTATGTCGTACGCGCCAGGGGCTGTCATCCGTCACGCTACATTGACAATGCCCCTATTCTAAGGGTGCAGTGCTCACAACGATCTCGCCACGGCGCAAGAAGCCATACTCTTCCTCCATTGCACCGAAGGCATTAAGGATGGTAACGGGCATATAGCCAGTGGCCATTGCAAAGCGAAAGAACGCTTCGCACAATGCACGCGCATTGTCGTTGCTGACTGTCATGTTCACTTCCTCATAAGCAGGTCCCATATCAGCTTTTTCAGTGGAGAAGCGGTGGGCAAAGGAAACAGTGTTAACGAAAGCCATGGGAAAAGAGCGGGCAGCCCATCCTATCAGCCAGCGCTTGCCTCGTCAATACTTCCTAGACACCTCAAGAGTCACGGTGCCGGTGGCGACGGTCGTTGAGGTAGTGGATTCATTCCGCAGCCACACGTCGATGGCGTCAGTGCGGCATTGACCAAACAGAAATGTAGCGTTAGTGGTGTTTTTGTCATAAGAAATCTTGTTGATAAAGTCTCCCAGTTTTACCCCAGGGGCTGAGATACTCAGGGTCGCCACATCGTTTGCGGCGATGGTGCCTGGGCTCCATGCGGAAGTGAAGGTTGATGGGTCAATACCGGGGGAGTTACGGACCACCGGAGGGAAGTTGTGAGTATCGGAACTCCTTTCTATGATGTTTGTTGGGTTGTTTAGGGCGTTACAGCCGTCGATTACGACGTTTGTAGGGGTGGCGGCAACCTGAACACCGATACCTGGAATGCCCTCGAAGTCATCGTTATACCAGTCGCAGTTTCGGATTCGACCAGTGCCGATGGTTATGTCATCAGTTAATCCTATTGCCTCGACTCCAGTAGCTGGCTCAGTCCGTACTCGAATGCCGTACTGAGCGTTATTCCAGCCGTCGATTATGTAGTTATCAATTAGGATATTTTGTCCTCGCTCTATCAGGATGCCTCCGCGGCCCGAGTTTCTAGCTACGTTGGTGGCTATGTTTAAGTTGGTTAGTTGGATGTTGCTTGTACGCAACGAGCTAACCCTAAGAGCGTCTAGCGTGTGACCACCGATTTGTCCTTTTATACTTACACCCCTTATCGGCCAGCTCTCTGTAGCAGTTGCTCCAGGGCCGGAAATATTGACTCCATACCCATTATTGATGATTTGGAAAGCCGCTCCGCTGAATGTGTATGTCACCGTGTAGGTGGAGCCCGTAGTTGGTTCGGCTCCAGCAGGCGACCAATCAATGCCGCTTGTTGTTACATTGTAGTCTACTCCTTCCGTGTAGATAGTGCTCCCTTGCTTGACCTCTTTGACAAGCGTAACCGAGGACTCTGTTAGTAAGTCTGTCCCACCAGATGCGCCTTTTGTAAGTGTATCTGTCTTCTCGTTGATGGTCCTCGCTCCACCGCCGGAGATCCACCCATCCCAGAATACACTGGTGATGGTCCCGTTGGTTGCGCTAATGGCCAAGCCCGTCCCAACGCACTTGTCAGACATGCAGTTCACAAAGGAGACGTTGCCGATAAAGTCTCCGAACTGACTTAGTAGTTGATAGTTGGCATCCTGGGTTCCAGCGATGTGAGCTTGATTGACCCAGAGGCCGTCACATCCGATGACCCGAAGACCTACAGACAAAGATGCCCCAGGGAATGGGTTGAGAGATGGACGACTTCCCCATAGGTTAAGGTTGGAAATATAGTGGTTGGCACCAGGGTAGAACCCAGCAGAGATGGCTCCAATTAAGATGCCAAACCTTCCAGATGGTAGGGCTGGTCTATCTTGAATATCAATGTAAAGGTTGTCTGCACGCAGCTCTGCACAGCTCCTGACCTCAATTCCGGCGTTGCCATTTTCGATAAGTATGTCTTTAACATACGGCATCCATATGTGCCTAAACGAGATGTGGTAGCCGGTTGTCATGGTGTCGGCTGTGGCAACTATTTTGCCATTGATAAGGCCAGTGGGGGAGAATGTATAGCGATAGGTGTCAAGGCTGGTTATGTCGTAGCCAAAGGTGAACGTCGGTCCATAGTTCGTTGACCTTGCAAGAATTGCTTTGTTTAGGTCGATCAGGATATAGTTTCCTGGGACGGTAATTGTTGCCGTTAAGTTGTAAGTGACGCCGTGTTCTAGTTTGACAATGGCAGGGCGGTTGAGTGCTGCCGCTGCATTCACTGCTGCCTGTAGATTCTGCGTGGGCGTGCCACCAGTGAAGTCCGTGATATTGATTTCTAGCTTGTCAAGGTTGATGTCAATTTCTGGAGTGACCACCTTATCGACAATAGGCTTCTTCCGCGGCCTTGAAGGTCGAGCATTGTTGTGAACGAAAAGGCTATTGATTGACGCTGGAGGATTAGTGCGGGCCATGGTGGTGACTAGGCCCGCACAGTGCGGGCGGGATGATTAGCTGCCTTGTCCTCGGCTCAATTTCCTGCCGTGACTCGGTTTACTGTGGGCGCCATTGCCCTGTCGCGTCTTTTTAGGGCGGGACACTGGGCGCTGATTGCGCTGCCCACTGATGCCAGTTTTAGCCTTGACTGCCATGGGAAAAGAAAGAAAGCGACAGTCTACTGCTGCTCCAGGGCGGAAAGGCGAGCTTCAAGGGCTTCAATTTGCGCACGCTGCTCTTGCACTACGTTGACAAGGTGGACAACGTAGCGGTCGTATTGCACGCCATCAGGCGCTCCTTCTGCATTGTGATGCACAAGACGAGGATCAATCTCTTCCACTTCCTCGGCAATAAAACCCCAGTAACTATTTTCTTTTGGATCGCCCTCGCAAATAGAGCGATACCACACGGGCCTCGTCCCATAGACGATTTCCTTGCTCTGTTCTAGGTTGGCGGTTTCTACGTCTGTCTTGTAACGAATGGAGGAAGTAGAGCGCTGGATGCGACCGCCTGAAGTGAGAAAGGCATTGGCCGCAGATGCTGTTGTGTCAGTGATCGTCGTAAGTAGGAACGTGTTGGAAGCCGCGTTCAAATAGAGGGCGCCATTGCTTGTTGAAATTTCTGTAGTGGCAGCAAACAGCATTCGTCGCCCGCCCGCCGACTGGGAATTACCAAAGTCAAGACGGAACATCTCCACTCCGCTTGCCGCAATCGCAGGCGTATTAGCAGCAGCCCTGAACATGCCAGTATCTGTGTCGTTCTGCCAAACGAACGACGGCAGTGCAGCAGTGTCAGCGCCTACGCCATAGAAACGACTGTTCGTATTGGTTGACTGATCCAATACTTGCACCACGGCATCTTGCGTGTTGGTTGCAGTGATGGTTCCGCTGGGCACAAATGCAACGGCAGAAGCAGTTTGCCCCACTGCAGCAGTGCTCAAGTCAATTTCATTCCAAGCGCTACCGTCGCTCAGGATCAAGTCGGGAGGCGCAAGCGCAACGCCAGGGGCGGGGGAAGTGCCGGTGCCGCCGCTTGATACCACAACATAGAAACCATTGTTTTGATCAGAAGCTGCAGGCAGGCCGCTGCCCACGATCAAGCCAATAGCATCACCCTGATCTGTGACGGTTGCGACTGTGTTATTGGCGGCGTTGTAAGTACCAGCAAAGATAATGCCTCCAACGCTGATACCAATGGGCTGCCAGACATTGCCGTCCCACATAAAGAAGCTGCGCTCTAGCGGGTTGAAGAAAAGCTGGCCGGTGTATTCAGCCTGTGGAGCCGTGTTTGCAATTTGAGCAGTGGAATAGTCAGCTAGTTTTGCGCCGTTGACAGAATCATCGGCAAAGCGTTCTGTCGGGAACTCGCCAGTCTCAATTTGGGAGGCATTAAGTGCTGGAATGTCGAGAGTGGTAAGGCCAGTCGCAGCAGAAATATGGCCTTGGCTGTCAAAAGTGAAACCATTGATGGTCGTCCCAGAAACGCTATTAACGTGGTTAATGACGCCGCTGGTTACGCTTAAGCCAGTACCAGGGCTCACTGCTCCAACCGTGCCGCTAGTCGCCAGAGGCAGGTCACTAGCCACAAGCGCACGGAACGTAGGGGCTACGCCACTGCCGCTAGTCGGCCCTGCCCAGACAGTGTTAGCAGACTGCGCACTGCTGCTGACAGTGATGGTGGAACTGAAATTATCTGGATACGATGGGGAGAAGCTGAGGGGAGTGCTGCCAGAAAAAGCAAGCGTGGCAATTCCACTGAGGCGCTGCCAAGCAGAGCCAGTCCACGTATATTCAAGGCCCGTGTTGGTATTGACATGTTGCTGACCAATGAACGCACCACTGGCGACAGGCGCTGCAGTGCCAACTACAACGGCAGAGTTGTCATTGAGCTTGTCAGCCGTTACGGCATTATCTCCAAGCTTTGCTACAGTAACTGCCCCGTCCGCAATCTTGGCGGAACTAACCACGCCGCTTGCAATCGTGGCAGCAAACGTGCCACTACCAGTGCCAGTTACGTCGCCCGTCAGCGTGATCGTTTGATCGCCCGTGTTCGTGCCAGTGCTGGTGCCAGCAAACGTGCTGCCATTTGTCCATGTGCCGTTGGCAGTGGCAAGCGTGCCCAGGCCGAGCGTTGCACGCTGCGTAGTGGCGTCTGCGTCGTCCAGCAAGGCCCTTCCCGCAGCCGTGCAGGCAATCTCTTCAATGGTGCCGCTAGTGGCCGAGCTACGCCCCAGCAGGCGGTCCCCAGAGGACACTGCTTGAATGCGGTCGTAGTTGACAGTGTTAGCAGCCAGGCGAGTGCCAGTGATTGTGCCAGTGGCAATGTTGCCAGCCAAGATCGTGCCGCTTGCAATTTGCGCAGTCGTGATCGTGCCGCTTGCAATCTTCGCGGCAGACACACTGCCATCGGCATAGGCAGCAGTGTTCAAGCCAGAAGAAACAATTTGAGCCGTGGTAATCGTGCCACTTGCAATCTTCGCCGCACTGATCGACCCATCGCTAATCCCTGAAGCGCCAAGCACTACTTGCTGGTAGCTCGTCCCATTGAAAACTTGCAGGTTGCCAGTGGAGCTATTGAAAAAGCCTCTCCCTTCAAAGTTATCCCCGCTAGGCGCCGTGGTCTGCACGGCAATGGAACTGTCGTTTGCCAGCTTTGCTGCCGTAATGGCATCATCGGCAATGGAGGCAGTGCCGAGCTTGGTAGTGCTGTTCTGGTTGAACAGGCCAAGGTTGAGAGTGCCGCTAGGGACCAATGCCACGCCAGCAGCAACCAGCTCGCTAACAGTGGTCTTCTTGGTTTGTGACGCCGAAACATCAACAACCGCCAATAAGTCTCCAGATGCTATTGCTGCTAATGGCAGCGCTGGCAGTTGTGAGATTCTTTGGTCAGCCAAGGTGGTATCCTCTCAACAGTTATGCTTAGTCTAATCTTCCACTTCTTGCAAGAGGAAGTCTAGCGACTGTTCAAGGCCAATCAAGCCAGCATCTTCTTTCAGGATGTAACCCGAAGGCTGGCCAACAAGAAGCTTGATTTCGCCAGTGCTTACGAAGTCAATAGTGCAAGAGACAATGGAGCTATCCTCCACTGTAATTCCTGCCCTTGTCACCATCGCCCCCACTTCGTAGAAGACGCTACTTGCGCCAGGGGTGGATGTGCCGTCAGTTAAGTAAAGCGCAAGGTCAAACTCGCTGCCAATGTCTAGTCGCTGAACGAGTTGAAGCATGAGCAAGGGCATTTCCTTTGCTCCGCTGGTCTTGTAGTCAAACAAGCAATCAATGGTGCCATTGCCGCTGATTAAGCCAGCCGTGTACTGGCTGCGAAACTTGTCCGCAAGACTGGTGGTGTCAATGGCCTCGCGGTCGGTGTTGAACGTATAGCCAGTGACATTGCCAAGCACGTTATAGGCCGTGTCCTTCACTTGTATTTCAATGTTAAGAGGATCGCCAGTAAAAGCCTGTAGAGGCACTTCTCTGGCCCTTACGTTGTTTACGGCATCCTCAAAGCTGCGGAAGAATCGCAAACCGCCTGCTGCGTTCACATTGATGTAGAGGCTCACTTCATCGTTTAACTGGTTGTCAAGCCAGGTCGATGGAGGAAAGCAAACGAGCTTTCGCGGATCGCTAGTGAGCATCTCTAGCCGGTCGCCCGTTAGCAGGTTGTCAATGGCATTATCAAAGCTAAGTCGGTTCAGTGACAGGTTTACGTCGTCTGGTACTATCTGCTCACTCAGTCGCCCATAGCTCAGCTTTAGTCCACGCCGAAGCCGGATGTTCCCTTTGTGCCCAACGAATACTGTCATGCTGTTTCTTATTCAATCACTTCAACAAAATCACCATCCATCGTGAACTGAATGGAAACCGTACTTAGTTCTCCAGTGCTGGAGCCAACCTGCGCAGATGTAATGTATGCGTCCAGCTTAATATCATCTTCGTCCTTGTTGCCCACATTGAGGATCAAGCGCACTCGATGATTGGTGTTAATCTCACCAATCCTCATGATATTCCCAAGAAGTTGCGTAAATTGTGTGTACTGACTGCTTTCGCCGCTCTCCAGCCGATAGTAAAGCAGTGTTGCGCTACCAGTGGCTCCTTTTACGCCAGGAGTGAATGTGTTGGCGACACTGCTAATGTCATTGGTGGAAAGAAGCTCTACCGTTGTCTCAAGCGACCAGTCACGGATTTTGGCCACTGAACTGCCGTTGTACCTCAGCGATCCAGTGCGGCCAGTATAGAAGCCCATATCACCTATTGTTTTCTATCAGCTTAGCCACTAAGCATCACCAATGCCCTATAGCACCTTGAATAGGCTGTCGGAGAAGTTTGCAACCCTACTCAAGAGCTTTCCGGCGGAATCTTGACATGGGTGTTCCATGGCCTTGATAGTCACCTCTCCTTCCTCGTCCATTGCCACCTCTGTCACTCTGAACACGCGCTTTCTGTTGTTCTTCACGCCAAGCACAAACATCGCACCCTCTCTGCTTGCAAGGGAAGCTGCGCTAATGACTCCGGTTGTGGCATTATTCACGACGGCCACGCCAGACAAACTCTCGACTTTTTTTCCTGCTTGATACACAAGCATGTCGTAGTTGCCACTAACGATGGAGGAACGCAGTGGAATGTTGAGTTCCCCGCCTTGCATGATCATGCCGGAGGAGATGCGGTCCCAAGTGTTGAGCCCAATGTCCACGTAGACGTAGCTTCCGGGCGACACGGGAGAGTCAGTGGGGAATGTCTTGAACTCAACCCCCCGTCTCATCCATCGCCGCTGGTTACACAACAACTTGCCGAACAAGACGGCCTGTTCCCGCTGTGTGACAAATTGCGATAAGTCAAACGTCTGCCTGATGGCAGTGCCCTCCTGCACGTCATTTGGGCTCACTTGCACACTTGCATTGCGTGGAAACACGTCTTGTACTTCCGTGTCTCGATAGATGACAGTGGCAATGAGGTCTTGTGAACTGTCGCCATAGTCCACAAACTCTTCCTTGTAGCTGCCCTCAAGGATGTTGCCTGCCGTGAACATGGCAGAAATTGTCACCTCACGATTCGCCTCTCCCCTTCTGTTGGTTGGCACTGCAGGGATCAGGGCTTCCTTGCCGCCAATCCTTGCGAGCTCTAGCAGGCTGTAAGGCGCCACTTCTGCCCAAAACTGGCGCCACGATGACAAGTCGGCAATTACGCCGTTCATGAACAGCCTTGTGCCTAGCCCATTGTTCTTGCAAAACCGCTTAGCAAGTGCCAGGCTTTCCCAGTCAATGCCTTCTGGCTTGGCATATTTGCCAATGCCATTGTCCGCGTCAAGAACAGTGTCAGCGAAAATGTCAGGCGCGTAGCTTGTGGAATTGGCGCTCCTGCTGCGCGTACCATCTTTCTCGTCTACCACCCAACTTTCCTTGCCTTCTGTCACACAGGCAGTGATAGAGCGCAAATCCTGCACGCCTTTGCCTGAATACACGCCAAGCGCAGCCATGCTCATGGCTTCGTACTTACCGCTGGTGCCGCCTACTTGCTGTTCCGTGACGGCAGTAATCTTGAACTCAGGCCCGCCTTCAAAGCTAAATTGTGTACTAGTGTCAGATCGCACAGAGAACAAGTCCCATTCATTGGTGTAGAGAGGGCCTCGCTCTTCTAGGGCATTTTTATTGAGAAGGCCAGCATTAACCAACGATCCTGTCCATTTAATCCTTCCCCCATCGCCCAGCCCATAACTAGAACGCTTGCCGCTGTTTTCAATGAAAGCAAACTGCGACTGACCGCTATCTTGCGTTTCTGCACCAATATCACCAATGGGCTCCATCTTGAACTCCCACTTGGCTGTTTCGGGAGCCTTGAAATCAAGCCCAATGAAGCTATCTTGATCCGCTGCGCGTCTTACAGCAAAAACAATGGGAATAGCAATGTAATCACGATTGCCAGTCTTTCTGTAGCTAACAGTGAAGAATGCCATTCGCCCTTGAATGCCATTGTCGCTCATCTTGTAACCATCGGGAGCATCCTTTTCTCCATATTTCTTCTGTCTCCCTTGGATGCGCCGGAATAGCTTGCAGCGCAGCGAGAATTTCACATAGTCACAAGCAGTGACAGTCTGGTAGGCAGCAGAATCTGCTTTGACGAGGCATTTGGCATAGAAGTTATCATCGGCAGCGCCTTGCAAGTCCTCCCAGTTCTTAAGGGCGTAGTCAAGGAAATTGATTGCTTCTTCCTTCTCCCTAACAAGAGAGTTCATATAGTCTTTGACGGCGTTGGTGCCAATGGCATCAGTGGTGAACTCTCCTTTCAGGTCGGCAACACGCCTCTTGATGGCAATGATGCCGCCAGTACCATAGCGATTGCCGTCAAGACCAACGAATGGGCTAGTAGTTCTACGAAGGAATTGTGAATAGGCTTTACGTCGCTCAGCAATGCTGTCGCTCAGAATGTCGTCTTTGATCTCCCTGCGGCGTTCAATTTGCTTTTCCAGCTCGGCAATTCGCTTACCATCCACTTCTAACTTGGTTTCATCAGTAAGCACTTGCGTACCGCTGATTTTGGCTGTCTTGGGAGAGAGCTTATAAGCTTCTGAAATGCGCTTTTCTAGCTCTTCCTTAAGCCTGTCAATGTCTTTCTTGACGGCTTGAAACGCAGCATTGCTCTTCGCCTCTTTACGCAGTTGCTTGTCGTAGTCACCTGCCAGCACGTCGTCTCTAAGTTGACGCACTTTTTCCATGTCATCATCAAGCTCCTTCCGTAGCTTCGCAACAGACAGGCGAGGCTTGTCCGCCAGGAAGCGTTCAAGCTCTTTCTTGCTGTTCGCCAGCGACCCACCGCGAGCGACAACATAAGACTGCCTTTCGTCTAGCTCGTCCCTCCATCTAATGGTTTCCGTGCCTTGAAAGGAATAACGCTTGCCTAGAAAGCGAAACTCAACGTCACCGGATTGCTCCGTGGTGGTGTCATAGTCGTCGCTATTGGTGACCCTCCTGAGGAACGTGGGGATGGCATCGGCGCGAGGGGCCTCGTCCAAAAGCTTGGGGCCTGTTGTTTCCGCGTCAGAAGCTTTTGCCTTGAGCACCTCTTGAGCGGTTTCTAGGTCTTCTCTGTCCTTGTCATCCCACGTTTTAGCTTTCGTTTCGTCGTATGGCGTGAGTGGCCTGCGGCCAGGCTCCACACATTCAAAGACGGCCTCCACTTCATTCTTGTCTAGGTTGGTCTCATCACTCACGCCAACCAGCTTGAACTTTGCGCTGCCAAGCCTGTAGACAGCAGCTTGGTCAAGTGACGACACCATTTGATAGCGCAAGTTCTTAGCGGCTTCTTGAGCCACCTTGTCTTGTCGCCTAAATGCTTTCTCAAAAATAAGCGTGAGCTTATCGCCTTCTTTGTAGCGCACATCACTGCCCGACTGCCAGCTCCCTCCCTTAATGCGAATGCCCAAGTCCGCCCAGTCTGGCCGCCCTGACGTGCGACGTTCCTGGATCTCCACGTTCACTGGAATGGGATCGTAAACGCCAATGGAAGTGAGGCTGCTAGGCGTGAAGGCTTGGCTGTAGCCCTCTAGGCGCTTGTCACCATCTCGCAATTGGCATACGTCAGAAGACGATGGGGCTCCGTCCCTAGTTGGATCTTTGCCATCGCCCAACACTTTATTGCTGTAACTGACATTGCCATTTTGGTTGTAGTAGAGCCAAGTGTTGGCACCACTGAACTGTCCTAATGGAAGCTGGCCAAATGCCACTCTGTCAAAGTCAATCGTTTTGACTTTCGCTGCGCCTACCAACAGAAGCAATTGCATGAATTGACTACTGCCATAGCTTTCCACGGCAGACCATACAAGCGACGTAGCAACGCGCACTGATCCACGGGCGTTGTCTTTGGAGCAGTAGACGAGGTTGACTGGTTGGCCGTATTGCGCAAGCTCTTGGGAGGAGTTGAAGCCAAAGCGTGGACTAAAGCGCTGCTCTCTGGGGCGTCGTTGATTCTGTTCTTCCGGCTTTGGCGCAAGCAACGCTGCCGCCACCTGAAAGACAATGCCAACAATGGTGAGGACAAGCGCCGCAACTGCTACCGTATTTTGAGGCTCTTCTAGTTTTTGTTCAGAAGACTTTTCGCAGTCTCTCGTTGCCATCAAGAAGTCAAGATACTCTTGCTTCGTAATGCCGAGAGCTTCCACCAGTTGGTGTTCGTATGGCAGCAGCGGACGATTCATTTGCGCAGTCTAAAATAGTGGCCAATGGTAGGAGGCAAGGGCGCTATCACCACGCCATTCTTTTTGTGAATGTGCAAAATTCGCCCATCATCTAACACTGTTCCCATTGCCCCTCCATTCTGCCCCTCCATGAGCACCACGGCATGAGGCTCCGGCCCTTCTAGGCGAGTGCCATTCTTTAGCAGCCATCGAGCCATGAACCACGATGGCAGAGAATCGTCAGTGTATTGCTCAAACACCCAAGCAAAGTCTGGCGCGTAGTCGTGGTAGCCAAGACGTTTATGCACTTCCGCAGCGAGCAGGCAGCAATCCACAGTGCCGCTTCCATCGCCAGGCACTGCGGCCCATGCCCGATTAAGCCCAATCAAGTCGTGGAAGCTCATTGCAGATAGAGTTCAGCGTTTAGCGGCAGGATGCCTACATTGTCCACGCTTAGTGTGCGAGCAGGGAACGATGCTCCTACACTGTCCATTGCGCTCCTGAAGCGAAGTTCCACGGTCTCATCGCTATAGCTTGCGCCAATGCCAATGTAGTAGTCGGAAAAGCCTGGCACAAGTTGATCAGAGGCTGTCACCCATGCCGTTGTCAGCTCTAAGGCGCTGAGGCGGTTTCCGTCAGAAGCTTCCACCATCCGCACGATGATTTCCTCTGCAGGAAACAACACGCGGAATTGTTGGTTTTCGCCATTGAGACTTGCCATGGCGCCGTCCGCTTGGAATGGCGCGAAAGTGTAGCCTCGCCCGTTAAAATTTTTGCTCTGGCCAATGAAGTAGTTTTGCAGTCGATATGTGGCAGTTTTGTCTGCACTTGTGTAGTCAAAGAACTGGCAAAGGCGAATAACTGTCATAGGTCAATGTCACCCTGCAATTCAATGGTTACATTGCTGATTTCTCTATACACTGACTGAATGGTTGGAGGTCCAACGTATTCCCATTGAATGTCATAGGGAGACTGAATAAAACCCTGTAAATTGTTTGTCATTCCAGCAAAAAGGCCGTTAGGAAGCCTGAAGCGCTCAAAACCTCCCGATGTGTCCCTGTAATGACGCAACAATTCAACGGTATCAGGATCGCGGAGGTTCTGGTAGAAAAGGGAGAGCTTGTAGCTATTAGGCTTGTTACCAAAGCTGCGTTTAACCGTAGCGCCAGACAATGCGCGATAAGTCTTAATGGGAAACTGCCCAAGCGTGAACTCGCGCTGGGAGGGAACGATGGAGGGGAATGTTTGACTCATGATCAGCGCCCTCTCATGCCAATGCGGCTTCTAGTGGCAGGGCTCTGTTGAATCTTGTCGAGAGTCATGTTCATCCCACGAAGGGCACCGTCTTTTGCAGCTTGGCGACGAGTGGAAGCCATCGCTGCCTCTAGTTGATCCCTGCTGACGTATTCTACGCCGCCAATGTTGGTGCTCTCAAACTTCATGGAAAGAATGGGCGCCATAGCCTGTAGCGGGCTCATGGTGTTCATTGCCTCGCGGAGAGAAGCTGATTGGTCATTCATCTTCACAGGAATGGAGCGACCATCAGGCAGGGGCACAATGGCTTCGTTGTAACGACCTTCTCCAACCATTCCGAGCGTGGGGCCATTCACCACTCCACCATTGGCAAAGAACTTCAGTCCAGTATTGAAGTTCCAAGGAATACCACTGCCGCCTCCCAGCGCAGCAGCACCTCCTCCTCCACCGAACAGGCCGCCAAGCCCTCCTAGTGAACTGAAACCACCCAAGGCACTGCCTAGCCCCATTGCAATGGAGCCAATGCCTCCCAGTACGCCAGACACGCCGCCTTCCTTGATTTGACTAACGCCTGCCACAATGCCCATGATTGAGCTTGCGGCAACGCCCACGGCAGAGACGGTTTGACCAAGGTTTTGCTGCCAAGTGATATTGTTTTTCCCAAGCTCTGCGGCAGCTTGCCCCAAGAAGTTTACTGATCCACCATAAGCGAGACTGAGACGGTCAACACCTTGCTGCGTTGCATCTGCCGTTGTAGTCATGGTTTCCTCCACAGCTTGAGGCACTGCAGCTAGTGGGGCAATAACAGCAGGCGGGACGATAGATGATGGTGTATCAAAGCGTTGGGAGTAGGGCAGCACTGGCAGAGCCTGAGGGCCTACAGGGGCACCAAGGGGTGCTGGAGCAGTACCAAGAGCGGGAGCGGGCGCAGGAGTAGGGGCTGCGGGTTCGCCCTTCTGGGCGGAAGTGTTCCTGTCGATAGCCTGAGTGAGCGTTCTCATTGCCGCAATTTCAGCTTCAAGCGCAACAATCTGCTCTCGCCGTTTAGCCTCCTCGTCGGGAAGCCCGAAAATGCCAAAGAGTTGCTCCTTGAAAAACTTTTCAACAGGCTTCATGGAAAAGTCGATGAACATAGTAAGCGCTTGCTTGGACAGGCTTTCTTGCATTTTTTTGGCAGCTTCTTTGATGTCTCCTCCGCTCATAATGTCTACAAACAAGCCTTTGTAGCTCGACATTGCACCGTCTACCGCCTCGTTTACCAAGCCAATTGCCTCTTCCATATTTTTCATAGCGTCGGCGTGTTGCAGGGTTGTTAGCAGGCTTTCCTTTTCCGTTAGCGTCAGGCTTTGCATAGCCTTTTCAACGTCTTCAAAGCCTTTGCGATATTTGACAAGCGCTTCACGCACTTTGGCAAGAGTATCTGCGCGAGCCTTTTGCTTAGCGGGGTCAGCATCTGTTGTTGCCTGTAATTGCTTTTCAACTGCCAGCAATTCCTTGGTCTTGTTTAACAGCCCTTCTCGGAGCGCCAAGCTTAAGTTTCTTGCGTTATAGAGCTTTTCTTCGTGCTCAATCACAGCAGGGTCCACCCCTTCTAACTGCAATTGATTCCGAAGCCGAAGCATCTCAAGCTCAATTTTCGCCTCTTCCGCAGGAAAAGCCTCCCCTATCGCTTTTCCAATCAGGCTTTCCGTAATTGCAACTGTTTTGGTTAATTCGGCATTAAGTGCAGCAAGAGAAGTTTCAATCGTTGCAGCGCGTTGAGCAGTGGCTTCTTCCACCGAAAACTCTGCGCCCATCTCCCGTTTTTCCATGGAAAAGGCAGGGCCTGAGGCAGGAACTGCGCCGCCTTGTGTCCCCATAAGCTGAGCAAGTCCTGGTGTCAAGGGTACGCGCCCGCCAGGAGTTGGAATATGAAGATGCGTTGCATGTCCTCGCGGGTCACTGGTGGGGCCGAATAACTGATTACCAAAAGCGCCTGTTGCCCGCAGACGAGCTTCCATCTCTTTAGTCTTTTGGACATAGTTACGGTCGTACTTCGGATCGGTAAAGCCCATATCCATTGCGTTGAGCATGTGATTGGGCGTCCTGTGTCCGCGATTAGTGAAATCGCCGCTAGTTCTTCCCATCCCCTGGGAAAACAGCCACTGCCGCAACACTTCCTTACTGATCGTTCCACCAGAGGCAGGCGGGAGGTTTAGTGGCGATGGCGCCCCAGGAATTGTTCCAGCTTGCATCACAGGCACGGGGATAGCGGCGGCAGCCTCAGCGGCAGCTCTAGCACGCTTCGCCAGTGTCACCTGTAAATTTGCACCAGCAATTTTCTCCATGGTGCTATTAAGCGCTTCCATCATTTGCGCTCTTGTATCAACAAGCCCTTTCTCTAGGGATAGTTGCGCACGATAGAAACGATTGGCCGCAGCCATGCGATAGTCATACGCTTCGTCAACAAGCGATTTCTCAAGATCAAAACGAATGCGATCAAGTTCTGTTTGTTTCTGGTGGCCAATCTCTGTTAGCTGGTTTTCATGGGCTGCTGTTGCAATGAGTCGTTGCTGCTCTTGATTGGCGGCACGCTCAGCTAACGCCTGCTCTTTTGCAGCTAAATCCTCTGCACTCTTTTCTTTCTTCTTACTGGCCTTGTCATCGGCCTTCTCTCTTTCCATCGACATGCCAGCACCAGGCCCACCAAAGGTGAGTTCTGTGGTCCCAGACAGTGCAGCTTCACCGCCAAGCCCTTTGAACTTGGCTTCCGCTTCTGCTCTTTGCTTGCGCAGCTTTTCAACGTCAGGCTTGAAGCTGAACACTGCACCTACGGCAGCAGGCCCAAACGGCAGCGCAGCAGCAGCCGCCAATGGAGTGGGAATGGGAGGACCGGCTTCGGCTGTTTTAATGCGCTGATCAAGCGAAACCATTTCCGCTTTGTACTCTGCTGCGGAAGCTGCGCCAACGGCCATCCGCGCATTGCGAATGAGCTGCTGAACGCGCCCAATCACGGGGGTAATAACAGCGCCAATTGCATTTGCACTAATACGTACAATGTCAACAATGCCCTTGAAAATATCCCCGAAGTCCCGAGACATTTGCTTAAGCATTAGCTCGTTGTCTTTGACAAACTTTGTTATATCTTTCAGCCATGAAGTTACTGCATCCTGAATGGATGCACCAGATAGTCCCATCGTGGAACCAATGGCGACTTGCATTTGCTCAAACGCCACTTGCAGCCTGCGGCCCGCAAACTCTGGGGCGGTCGCTAATTGCTCGCTAAACTTCGCGTAGTCAGAGTAATTCTTTTTGGCAAACTCAACAAGCTCTGCAATGCCAATCTGTCCTTGTTCTAATCCCGTCTGAAGTTCCTCAAAGCTCAGCTTATTGGCTTGTGCAAACTTGACCACGGCACCAGGAAATCTCTCGCCCAACTGTCCGCGCAGCTCTTCTGCTTGCACTCCCCCTTTGCTGAGAATCTGGACAACGGCACGCATGGCGCCTTCAAGGTCTTCCGCTCGCCCGCCAGTGGCTGAAATCGCCAAGGCAGTACCTTCCATTATCTGTCCTGTTTCAGCAACAGACAGCCCGTACTGCTTTGTATTGACGCGGAGCTGAGTGAAAAGGCGCGTGGTCTGCTCTAGCGGCATCAACACCCGCTGACTCATTTCAGCGACAGTCGCTTGTGCCTCCGCAAAGTCTTTGGCATCCACAGATGCCATGGCCAAGCCACGCTGCATCTGCTGTACGGACGCGGCTTGGCTTGTAATCTTTGCCAGAGACGCGCCGACATTATCTACAGCTTGGCCAATGGCCGCACCAGCGAAGGCTCCTGGCACGCCACCGGCAAGGCCGCCAGCAACACCTCCTAACGCGCTACCTGCACCGCCACCAAGCCCGCCTCCATAAAGAAACGCTCCACCAGCCGCGCCAGCTCGTTGCCCAGCAGTTAACGGCTTTCTGCGAACCCGCTCAAGCCCGCTTTCTAGTTTTTGTATTTCTTTGTTGAGCGCCTTCCATTCTCGGCCGTCAGGCTTGATTTCTTTAGCTCTGATTTGCAGCAGTCGAAGTCGGGCCTCTACTTGCCCCAGACTGCCAGGAGCAAATGCCCCCAGCGACCCCTTGATTTGAATGGCCTCAGCGGCTTGCTGAGCCTTTTTCATGTCAACATTGAGACGCCCAATGTCACGCTGAAGCGCCACCCATTCTTTCGTGTTGGGCGCGATCAACGAGGCTTGAACTTGCAGGCTTCTTAGATGACGCTCGTATCTAGCCAGGGAGCCAGGGTCAAACTGGCTCGCTTGCCCTCGCAGGCTGATGGCTTCTCCAGCCATCCTTCCACGCTCTCTCCGCCCCTGCACTCCGCCAAGCCGTTCTTGCAGAGAAGCAAATACGCCACCGCCAATATCGACCTTCCGCAGGCTGCGCTGCAACTTAGCGATTTCCCTGTCAAGGGCTCGGAAGGTTGTATTGATGCTTCTATTGAAGTCGGCAGTATCAAGCGTTAGCTCAATCTTGTTGCCCGCCTTCTTTACATTGGCAATGCTTGTAATAACGTCATCAAGTTGCCTGTTAATTTGAGACGCATTTGTTGAGAAGTCAATTGTATATTTTGCCATGATCAACGACCTCTCAGCAGGCTATTGCCAATGCTTTGTATTGCTTCGTCTATGTCTGCAAGCGTTGGCTCCGTCCATGGTCTAGCGGGATTAGCCGTGCCACCACGCCCAACGTAGCCATCATGAACCCCCCCGGCATGAGGCGCTGTCCATTGAAATTCCTCTGCATTCCTGTCTGTGCGCACTCGCTGCTTGCTCTGCAAAAGCTCTCCAGTGTCAACGACATTCCTCGGTTCGCTCACTATCTCTCCATTCTTCCTGCGAGTGAACTGGTCAGGCCCTTTCCAGTCCCATTGCACATTGGACAGTTGTTGGTCAAAGTCCGCATCAGCCCAATCCATTGCCGCTTCAAAAATGCGCCCATTGATGCCATACAGTCTGCGCGTTGGCAGCCCTTCCGTCTCCCTCACTCGGATGCCAGCAAAGCGTTGCAGGCGACGATCTAAGCCGCCTAGACCATCCAGAAGTCTCTGAATGGCGCTGTCCGCTTCAAACCTATTGCTTTCAAAACGGACGGTGTAGCTCATCCTCTAATGACAACGCCTTTTCTGCAGTCTAAACAAGTTCAGCACCAAGAATGCCTACAATGGCAGGCGGCAGCTTCTCGTTCTTCAGTGCCCATTGCATTGCCGCAATGGTAGTGTCACTCAACCCATTGTTCGTCTTGGGCTTCTCATAGGGGAGGAAAGATTCAACGGTCACGCTGCTTTTCTTTCCTCCTAGCGCCCCGTAAACGAGACAGGCCAATTTAGCCGTAGTCACACTATCGGCATTGGCTTCATGCTGCCTCTGCTGAATGGACGTTTCCAGCAGCACTCTCAAAAGCTTGAGCGGAAGTCTTGCAAAGTTTGCGGCATGGAACAATGGATCGGGGATGTTCAGGCAAGCAATGCGTGCATAAAGACTTCCCCAGTCCGTTATCGCGGCAAGCGTCAACTCACACGACTCTTCTAAGCGAGACAGCCCTTTTACTTTGGGGAGTCGTCACCTTCTTCTTCCGCAGCAGGACGCACGTCATCTTCATCCCGCATGAATTGCTCAATCTTTTGCATCAATGGGATGGGCAGTTTTTTGGTGTCATCAACAGTCCACTCGCTAGTAGATTGCCATTTCTTACCTTCTAACACTTCCCCCCTGTTCTTCATGAACATCGTCACCAGTTCCTCTGTCTGATCCTTGTTAGTGAGGGAATGAGCCATCACTGTATCAATTTCTGCTTCAAAACCAGCAAAGAACTCCGCCCTTTCAGCGCCAGGCATTTCAAACATTGCAAATGCCTCTTCTTCGGCAATGCCTTTCTCTTTTGCAATCTTTCGCGCAAGGCGAATAAGCTCCAACGTAAAACGCGCCTGTTTCTTGCCTTGCGACTCACGCAACCACGCTTCTTCAGTTAGCCAACTGCCATAGCTGCGAATACGCATCTTTTCGCCAAGCTCGCAATATGACGGGCTGCTCAGTAAGAAAAAGTCTGAATAGCGACTCATGGACAGCGATCAAGAAGTAGGGGAAGTCTAGCGTTCACAATTCTTGTAGGCATAGGCTTTTCTACGGCCTTAGCGGGCAGCTCAATGGCCAAAACTTTTGTCTTTGCATCAATCTCGCAAATAGCTGGCGAACCAGGCAAGAAGCAGGCAAGCCCAACGTTCAACATGCCATCCTCAAACGCGCAGTCAAACAACCACACTTTGCCGCAATTGCTTTTTAGTAGCTTCATTAGGGGCTGGTGATCAATCGAGCAATCTCCACGTCTGGAATAGTAATGCGATATTGACCGTAAGTAGTGTCGGTTTCAGGCTGAGGCGACAAACTAGCGTCAGGGAATCGCCTGCAAATGCGGTCAGCAGCCAACGTAAGTGCTTGAGAATTGGTGCTGTAGTCCACCAATGTAACGGTCCACAGCTTTCGCTGTTGCAAGATGCCCACGCCGGAACGGGGATTCAGCCTGGGAAACTCATAAATGTTCACCTCTAGCCCACTCACCTTCCATTCAGGAGGCACACCACTTCGCCCTGTCACGTAAATGGCTGGCACTTGCTGACCATCAGGCAGCGTATAACTGCCAATCAAGTCGGGCTGCATCGTCAGCAGCGTGGTAATAATGTCGCGGAGTTGAGCGATGTTCACAATAAAAAACCTCCCCGTAAGGAGAGGCTAACAGAGCTATGGGAGAGAAGGTCAGTTGGGGGCAACAGGAATGATGCTGCCAGAGCTGGTGGCACTCTGATGGATGCCAATGCGGCTGCGGCTAACGAGATCAAAGGTGACTTCCACAAGGTTGTCAGCAGGGTAGCTCTCGTTGTAGTTCATCACGGCAGCGCAGAAAGCCACACGGTCGTAATAGAAAGTGGTGCCACTCACGCCAAGCTGCTTATTGATTTCGACATACACCTCATGGGTTTTGTCGTAGCGTGAAGCGCTAATCACTTGGAACGCTTCATCAAAGCTGTTGGGCAGGAAAACTGTGCCATCAACGTCCTTCTGGAAGTAGGAGGTAATAGAGGCAGTGGCTTGACTAGTGACGATCACGCTGTCAGCGAAACCGCCGCCGCCAAGCAGGTAAAACTCTTGGTTGCCATCGTTGAAGGCCACAGAAGCCGTGGTGGCAGCCTGCAGGGTGAAGAGGGTGGGAGCCCCGCTCACGGTGAACGTAGCGCCGCTCTGCGTGATCACAGGACGACCAGAGGCCA